AACCTCTTTGTTGAAGATACAGGTTCCAATGTTTTGGAGGTGTTCGGAAACACTTTCACAGAAAATTTAAAAGTTGGTTCAAATGTTACAATTGGTAACGGTATAATTGTAATAGATACAACCAATAAAGATGTTGCCATTTTTGATAGTAATGTGAAAGTAAATGGTTTACGCACTACAGGCACGGAGACTTCCGGTATATCTAATTTGATACCCACTGATACCCTTTCAATTGGATCCAGGGTATATATCAACCTTACAGCTGCAAACACCCTCACAATTTTTGGTAACACTGTGACAACAAATCTCATAACACAATCTATTAGTTCAACTTCCAATATAACAGTTCACGCTGACAGATATGGTGGTGATAGTCTTGTAAATCCACTTATCCTCAAATCTGGACCAACATCTTCAAATGTAAGTTCCATCGAGATTTATGGTGCGAGTACATCCAATACTCATCAAAACATTAGATTCAAAACCAGAAATCACGAGAAGATGAGAATTACATCAAATGGTCAAATTGGTATAAATACAACAAATCCAACACAAAAGCTTACTGTAAATGGCAACGCTTTTGTTATGGGTAGTAATGTGATGATGTTTGGAAACTTGTGGGGGACAACTTCCAACACTTCCATGCAAATATTTTCAAGTCCTAATGTGGGTGAAAACAAAATTCAGAATATTGTTGGAAGTGGTAAAGGTCTCAATATATTCGCGAGTACCACACCCACCATGGGTACACCAAAGGTCACTATACTAGAATCAAGTAATGTGGGTATAAACGTCGCAAACCCTATTGGAACACTTCATACATCTGGTGGTACAGTGTTTATAAATGATCAAGTTACAAACCGCGGTACATATGTTCACCAAGAAACACCGATGATAATCACCAATACACACCCGATCATAAGTACGACTGACATGGGTCGTGTATTAGATTTGACTCGTGAAGGTGACGGTATAGAACACGGAGCACGAGCATCATTCAAATTGGGAAAACATGAGACCGCGGATGGAACTTCTAGATCGCGTCTTGATCTTTACTTAGCGAGTGATAACTATCAAACTGACGCAGATGTAATGACTTTCTTAAGTTCTGGAAAGGTTGGAATTGGTCATACACAACCTACTGCATATCTTGAGGTCCAAGGTTCTGGTTTCGCAGATCCAACTGAAAACGGTATTCTCCTACATAACCACGATGATGGTGATGCTATTGTAGCAGTGGAAACCAAATTAAATGTAGGCAATGCATTTACAAGTTATATACTTGAAGATGGTGGAGCCCTCACAGGTTGGTCTACAGGTGTAACAAAGGACGATGATTTTAGAATTACAGAAAATTACCGAAGAGTTCTGGATTCTTCCGCAACAGCTCTCTTCATAAGTAGTGCCGAACGTGACGTGGGTATAGGCACCGATGCACCTCGTGGCAAGTTGGAAGTTAACGGTAATGTGGTAATTGGACAACAACTCACATTCGGTGGTCTTGATGGTGACGAGTTTGGTAATACCCATATTATAGAGAGAAGGTACAATGTAGACTTTTCAAGGACAGAGTTACTTCTCTTCAAAGGTAACGAAGCCTCCTCCGTAGACACAGGCCCTGATAGAATTAGACATATCGCAGGTGAGCACGTATTTCAAACGTATACATCTTCGGGAGAAACCCTATATGGTTCAAGTCAGATCTTAGAAGATATGGATGGTCAAACGGATAAACCCCTCGTTATTTGTGATAATGGCCTCGTGGTTGTTGGTGGTCAACGTTCTGATGCAAATTCTAGAGGTGCTAACACTAAATTGGTTGTAAACGGTGATGTGGAGTTTGCGGGTGGTGGTTCCTTCAAATTGACAGGTTTTGAGTTTTCAACAACGACTGGTGTTTCAAGCCGTAATATTGTTAGAAGTCTTTTGGACAGTACCGTGAGACGACCGGTTACATTTGTGCACGAAATTGATGATTCCACCGATTCAGAATTTGCCCGTTTTGATGTGGATGGTAGATTGGGTTTGGGTACAGAATCCCCAACCTCCAACATACACGTCTATGATACAACACCTGGTGATGTAGATATCATGAGACTCCAGAGTATCGGTGATAATAATCAGACGAACCTCCTTATATATACCAATGATGATGAGGGTGGTTTTGTAAGAGGGTTCAGCAACTTGGAAAATAAGACAACTGGTCTCTGTCTAGGCGTAGCTAATACTGTCACAGGGATCACAAGTTCTATTCATCTAATTGACACGAGTAACGTAGGTGTGGGAACCCCTACACCCGGGCGACAGTTTCATGTTGTTGATCATAGAGACCCCTCTCTCGGTTTAACAGGTGTAGTGAGATTTGAGAGTGTATCCTCAAATGCTAGTATAGAGCTCACAACCACCGGAGGTAACTCTAATATTTATGCAGACACTACAGGTAATGTATACATACAACCCTCCCAAGTTGGACGACCAACCACAATTATACAAAGTAATGTTGAAATTGTCGGAGATTTACAGGTGGATGGTATTATTGACTTTAACACGATTGGTGTCGGTTTGGGTGGTAATGCACCCTCAACAGATCTTGAAGTCGGTGGTGGTACTATAACAGGTTCTGTGGAAGTTTCCCGAAAGACGTACTCTAAAAACTTCTCCATCGGTCAGGGTCTTGCTAAGGACATTCAACTCATCTTTGGGACGGGTGCCTTCTATGCAAAGATTGTAGCCATGTTGAGGAGAACTGATGGGTCAACTACGAAGGATGTGAGTACGACAGTTCTTGAAGTCCAAGGTGGTTCTGGGGATGAAGACACCCCATCCGATCTTGATATAGCTATAGGTACGAGGAACCTCTTTGGTGGTACAAATAGTTTCCCATGGAGTTCAACTGTGTCAACTGGTACGAGAGGTTTAAGACTGATACCATACAATATTGATAGTGTACGCGAATACTCGTATGACATCTCAATAGAATTGATGAGTTCGTGTGGTGGTAAACTTCTGAAGATTACTCGCGACTCTAATGATACGACAGATCTTGACAATGGTACAGGTGGTTCGGTGGATATTACAACTTTTGACTACTAATCAATTTTACCATTTGGGGAAAAGACCCAAAGGTAGAATTAACTTTTAAATTATGCCCTGATGGAATCAGAGACGGCTAAGAATAGAACGCCGACAATGAAAGCCATGACGACGTAATTACATTCACTTTCTTCGAGGCCAGCGGGTTCTGACTTGACCTCGGTCTTTTTTGTGACGACGGGCTGCTCGCGTCGCGTAGGAGGTTCCAGTTCCTCCAAAGGACAGTAACCTATCATTTATACTTTACTTAGAGATTAATTTCTGTTTTCTTCTTTCTCCGGGTTCTCTTAGTCTTGGATCCACCAACCGAAACCTCTTTGATCTCACCGCCGGTAGATTCTCCTGAAATAGAGACAATGTCAGAGACATCATCATCATCCTGATCAGGTACCGAGGCTGAGTTGTTGCTTGGCATGGAGGTGTTCATTGGTGGGGGTGGGGGCATCATCACACCACCCATGAGACTGGAGATGTCAATCCCAGGACCCTGCATCTCGTATTGACCAGTGCCGCCAACTGGAGCGGTATCAGCCGGACCCGACGGGGATCGGCTCGTGTTTTGAACCGCAGACATCATATTCTTCACGAGATCTGGGTTCTGCTTGAGAACATCATTCATATTGGGGAGGGCACTCTTGAACATAGAATTTGTAAGGTGGAACATCATTGCCGAACCACCTAACATCATGATGAGCTTGACCTCTGGAGCAACGTTCACCTTGGATCTATACTTCACGTAAAGCTCTTCAAAGACCCCGTCATAGTCGTCAACATTCTCCATCACACTTTCAGACCAACCTTCTAATTGAATCTCGAAGGGGTTATACCTCTTATTAAGGAACTCCAGGCCAGTCACACATGCGACAAGCATACGACGAGAGAAGCGAACAGACTGTTCAACATCAATACTGTAAGTAATCCTCTTAACTTCTGTACGAAGTTCTTCAACGTTGGAGTAGGCGTTCAACCTCTTATTGACAGCAAACCCCTTCTTTTCAAGCCGACCCAACTTATTAATGAGGTCCGCCTTCTCTTCATCCACCGAACCGTACCCCTTGGATGGTGCCTCCTCATTCTGGGGTCCCGGACCATCGTCGGCATCATCAAAAAACATTGGTTCATCTTCACCGTAATCAATCTCCTCGTCCATCTGTGGTTGGGTAGGAGCCGACTGTTTGTTTGGGTTGACAAAAGCATCCATAGATTCCTGGTGTTGCTGTTGGTGTTGTATGGGTGGTTTGTTGGCTACAGGACGACGCACAGGCTGAGGACGAGAACTGGAAATTTCAATTTCATCCATGAGGGCTTGTTCGTCTGCATCTAACTTCATAACATTTGTAGTTCCACGATCAATGACAATTTCTTCGTCCATCTACTCTCTATATGGAAACTATTAATTAACCTTTAACGCATTTTCAAAAAAATATGTCTGTACATTATAAATGTACAACCTTAACCGTGCGAACCGAAATGCCCTCATCAGTATTTTCAGCCTGATCGCTGTGATCTTTGTTCTCGGTATTTTTAAAACTACCAGCAAGTATCAGCCTAGACCGATCATCATCAAGGCTATCAATGAGAAGTCTCTCTTTGACCTCGAGCACCGCGTTGAGTGTGCCCCTGGTCACACCAGTGAGGGTAGCCCATACACCAAGAGCCTAACTCCAGGTGGCCTCTGTGGTGCCCAAAAGCTCGTCTCTGAGCAAGCGGGATACGAGATTGAGGATGGAATCGGTGGATCTTTAATCTAAGCTATTATAAATGGCTTTGGTTACTTCTCCCCAAACTATTCCAGATCTTGATTATGAATATCATGTCATAACTGTTGACTCCATTGGTCAAGACAGTGCCAACACTTTTACTTGCCATCTTCAGCAGCCCCTCAAAAATGTTGTTCAGGCTAGACTCCTCGCCGCTCACATTCACTCCAACGTTGTCACAGAACACTGCTACGTCTCCATTGAAGAGTTGGATACCATCTTTAATGACAGGGCTTCCAATGTTCTCACTGGCCAATCCCATATGAGTATGATTAGGGGTTCTTTCGCGAGTATCGTGACGGATAGTACGACCCACGAAGACGGTAACTCCCTCATCAGTTTCAAGGACAACTACCCCATCGTTAGCCAATATGTGAACCCAATCCGAAGAATTGATCGTCTCAGTGTTACGATTAGAGATCAAACTGGTGCTACCATCAAAAACTCTTCGGATGATGGTGCCAACTTTTTAGTTTTTAGATTTGTGTGTAGAAAACCAAACTTGTAATTTTCTCCCTTTAAAGTAGTAATAAACATGTCTTCAGGTATTGTTCAATTAGTGGCAATCGGCGCTCAGGATGAGTACATCATGGGCAATCCGGAGATATCGTTTTTTAATTCCACGTTTAAAAGACACTCCAATTTTTCACAATCCGTCGAGAAGCAGACGATACGCGGGGATGTGAAAAATAATTCAATGTCAAGTGTTCAGATTGAAAGATCTGGTGATATGCTCGGCTACATTTACCTGACCATAGACGATACCAATCAAGCTGTAGACACGTCTCGTTGGGATCTTCTCATCGATAAGATTGAACTCCTCATTGGTGGTTCTGTCATTGATAGTCAGGACTCTATTTTCACCGAAAAAATTGCGATAGATACTTTTGCACAAAATGTTTCACGTTCCGCCATAGGTACACACCCGGGCGTTCACGCGCGTTCTTACTTTTACCCCCTTCGTTTCTTCTTTTGTGAAGGACCACAATGTGCCCTACCTCTCGTAGCCCTCAATTACCACAATGTTGAGTTGAGAATTCATTGGGGTTCACAAGCTGCCAACTACAACTTTGAAATGTATGCAAACTATTACTATCTAGACAATGAAGAGAGAGGCAATATTGCGACAAGACAGCATGATCTTCTCATCACCCAAGTTCAGAAAAATATTCCAAGTGGTGAGACTGTCCAAGATCTCATCTTCAATCACCCGGTAAAGTATCTCGCCTCTTCGGATACCACCGTGGACGGCGCTCTCACTTCACCAACGAACAAGGTTAAACTGAGTATAAATGGAGTTGAACTATCAAACTATAAATGGGGTAAACCCCACTTTATTGATGTGATGAACTATTATCACACAAACTTTGTAACCTCTCCAGACTTCTTCCTTTACTGTTTTTGTCTCATGACCAGCTCTCTCCAACCCACAGGTACACTCAACTTCAGCCGAATTGAGTCAGCCAAACTCATGAGCGAAACTTTACCCATAAATGACCCGATATATGCGGTCAACTATAACATCCTCCGTATACAAAACGGGATGGCAGGCCTCCTTTACGCAAATTAATTTAGCCTCATATATTAAATGGTGAAGAACTTGCCGTCAGTAGAGAGATCTACCCAAATTAGATTTGGTAAGCATGTCCCAGATGCCACAGAACAGGAGGACAATACGATCGTCTTCAACGCGAGTAATGTTTTAGTTCCAACACCATATAGTAACGCGGTGTATTTGTCACCAATCAGGAATAAGACTGATTATGAAGCTCCGGAGATTGTTCTTCTAATGTACGATCGTAATACCAAGGAAATTACAGAATCTGGTGAGTCTGCAAATGCTCTCATTGGTGGTGTCACACTTGATCTCGCTGTACAACGTAATAACGCGACTTCCAATACCGTTCAATTCATAGGTGGGGGTATGTTAGAAAATAACACTGGTTTCGTTACTGATTCAAATATTGGTATTTCAAACTTACTCCCTCAACACACTGTGAGTGTTGGATCTAACCTCTACATTGATGATGTGGGTTCTAATGTCCTCGTTGTTTCAGGTAATGTTGCGATTCTTAGAGATCTCGTGATTGACGGTAATCTTCGTGTAAATGGAGATACCAGTGTGATTTATACTGAAAACACAACTATCAAGGATGCTCTCATTGAACTTGGAACAAATAACGGGGCGAGTGATACGACACTTGATTTGGGTATTTTGATGCATAGACCGGATGCACTCTCAAACGTTGTTATTGGTTACCGAGAGGGTACAGATGAGTTCGCATTGGCGTATACCGATGCAAAACCAACTGATAAGACATTTACTCCAAAATTGGATGAAGACATTAATGTCCACGTATACGGTTTAACCCATGTGGATGCCAATATTTACGCACACGAAGATGTTCTCGTCACTGGTAACCTATACGTGTCTACAAACGTTTCCATCACGGAAGAATTGACTATTAGCAACAATGTGTACGCCGATAAAGACCTTGGGGTTATGGGTAATGCATATGTGGATGGTAATGTCAGTATTACAGAAGAATTGACCGTTAGCAACAATGTGTACGCCGATAAGGAC